ATTGCCACTGCTATTTGTTCACTTATTTTCATTTTGTCTTATTTTTTCTTTGAATAATTCAGTTGCTTTTGTAGTCCATTCATCTAATGTTATATGCCTACGATGTATTCCGTCAGTCATGTAATCTAGTTTTAATAAACGCTCATCACATCTGGCTGAATATCTTACCGTATCGTCTATTTCTGTTCTTGTAATGTGTGTTATTTTCATTTTGTCTTACTTAAATATTCATTCAATACTTCTACTGCTAGTTCTAATTCTCTAAACGTTCCTAAGTATTTGCGTTTCACTCTTACTTTAAACGTGTTCTGTACCGTTTTTATGATATATTCTGGCAGCTCTCCTGTGTGTTCGGTCGCTTGTTTTGGTGTTCCAAACATCATTGTGTAATTGTCCATATTGTTTTTATTTATTTAATATTTCAAGAGCTTGTTCTCTTAGGTTTACTTTTCCTTCCTTTAATTCTGTGTACAATTCGTTAATTAGATGCTCTCTGCAAGCATTATCTATCTTAAAGTTTAAGGTAGTAGATGAGCCTGCATCATGATTAATAGAACCTCTTACTTTTCTTCTTAATTCTTTACGCTCTTCGGTTGTTAGGTTTATAAATCCATTCGCTGCGAACCATTTGAACTGCATTTCAATACCAGATATTTGAAAAGGATTACTAAATCTATTCTTTGGCTCTTCAAAATTTAACCACTCTTCATATTTTGCAACCACCACATTCAATACATAATCTCTATGGTCAGCACTCCGATCTGTATTAGCTGAATTGTATTCTATTTGAATGGCTTGCTTTTCTTGAAATAGTTTATTGCTTTTATAACCGTTCTTTTGCTTTCTATTATTCAACCAAGTAAACCAAGTCTTTGGATTTACTGCATATTGATCCCCTGTGCGAACTCCTAATTTGAAAGCACTATCTACATCTTCATAAGACATCGTGCTGAATGAATCTGTTAAATCGTTGCTGAGTATGTTAGCCATTATACTAACATCTGCATCGTTCTTGTTTTGGCTTAATTCAAAGAATGTCCTTCTGACTATGTTTCCACAGAAGATTAATAGACCTGGTGTTTGTTCTTTTCCGATTTCCATAGCTCTATTTTTTAGTTTCAAATACTTTATTCATATCTAAGGCTTTAATTTCTTCTGACTTTTCTCCAAACATCTCAGGAAAGTACTTCTTAGCTAAGCTGACTGGCTCATTTTTGTTGTTGTAATTAGGTTTTGCAGTTCGCCCCCATTTGCTTGCTGATGCTTTCCATTTCTGCATTTGATTTTTTCCAACCTTCCATCCATTACTTTCATAATATTCAAAAAAGTTAATAGCTTCTTTTATATCAAATCCCTTTTCTTTAAAATAGGCTTCTACTTCCTGTAAGTCTTTTGGTATTTTAGCCTTAATAATCTTTTTAGGTTTAATATCTTTAATTAAAATCTCATCTGAAGGAGGTAGAGAATTTTTATTCTCCTTTTCTTTTATTTCTTTATTATTATTATTTATTATTATTTCTTTATTATTATTAATAGTTTTAGCGTTTTGGTAATTGTGCAGTTCGCGTTTCGCTAATGATAGATTTAGCGTTTCGCTAATACTAGTATTTACACATTGTATTATATTGTCATCACAAATAGAGAAATGAACTTTTGCAGGAACACCACGTAAAAAAGTCTTTATCATCCCAGCATCCTCTAATGTTTTAATACACCTCTTTTGTTTCCTGTATGATAGTGTTGTTACCTCTGTAAGTTGTTGGCTAGTGCAAAAGAAATAATCTTCACCACTTACGTCTATTAGCATCCCTCTGCTATAAAAATAACCTTCACGACCTATCAACTCAGTTAAAAGTAAAGAAGGCTCTATACCTACTCTAAGTGCTAATGATTTGTTTATTTGCCAAAATGCTGTCTGGCTTAAAAAGTTTCGTGCTTTCATGATTTATCAAATTAAATCTTTGATATAAAAAAAACCCATTTCGTTGAGGTGGACGGCTCGCAGAAATAGGCTTTTAGGAAAATGCTTTAAGTATCGCGTCCACTCGATAGGTACAAATATACAAAAAATATATTTAACACCGCATTTTAATCAATAGCTTATGAAATACTATTGATAATACTCTCCTTAGATTCCTTTGATACCCTAGAGAATAGTGGTACATACTTATAAAAGAATGTAACATCTCTACAGATCTTATCTATGGTTGGTCTGGACAATCCAGTTGCCCTTATAAGTTCAGACTTACTCTCAAACTTTGATTTTATCCACTTTTCCTGTGGTGTGTTAGCTTCAAATGTCTTCATAGTGTTAGTGGGTATTAAATAATAGAAACGCTCTTAGAACGTATTAAAATGGTAGGTTATCCTCGCCAACTTCTTTAGCCTTTATTTCATTCCACTGCTTGGGTAACTGCACCTCAGAATTACCATTAACAAATGATACAAATCTTTCTGCTGTTTTCAGTACATCTACTTCCGTTGGTTTTAATTGAGGATTGATAGCATGGAAATCTACTGATGCCTTTAACATAGACTGTCTTACAATCTTGTTCTGTACATCGTCTGACTTACCACCCGAGAAACCTCCTTTAAATCCTTGTGATTGGTAAACTGGTTTGACTTTTGGAAACTTGCCTCCTGTATATTCATACTCCGTTTCAGCTCCGACCTCGAACTTGTTCTGGTCTTTGTTCTTTCCTGAGTATTCACCCACATCTCCATTTTGGAATACTACTTCGAATTTGTACATTAGTCCATAGGATCCATCCCATGTACCATTTGCTTGTACACTCATTACTTTACTCTTTTTTACTTCTGCCATGATTTCTGTTTTTGCTAATATACAAATATTAATTTATATATTAAAGTTTATTACTAGTTGTTTTCTTTTATAATAAGTTTAATCACTTCCTTATTTGAAAGCTTATCATATAGCCAGTCAGGAAATTCAAAGTCATAACTTAATGATTTATCCTGCTCTTGGACTTCTGTAATAGTTGTGAACTTCTTTGATAAGAATGTCATATCTACTGCACCTCGGCTAAATTTAATTGCATAGCTCTTTTCTGTATCGCAATTCTCTACCCATTGTGCTTTGTCTAGTCTAATTTTCATGTTGTTTTTGTTAAGTTAAACAACTTGTCCATCTGGATATTTAGTTGCTCTTGGAATATAATCATCTCCAGAAGTCTTAGCACATTTTTTGCACTTAATGTTAGGTATTACTTCTGTATGGAAAAAGTCATCATCATACCCACCTTCTAACAATTGATTGTTTTTGCAGTGTTCACATACCATTAATGCTGTAAAATCTCTTCTGCTTTGGCTTTTAATTTCTTGTATTTTCATAAACGTATTGTGTTATAGTGGTTTTAGTTCCCCACCGATTAGAAATAGTAATGTTAACTCCTTTGATTGTATGTCCTTCATCTCTTAGAATAAAGATGTAAGCTGCCAGTCTAGTATTCCCTAAATCCTGAATAGCTTGTAGTGAGGTTATACTTCCGTACTGCTTCAAATAAGCCAGTAGTCTAGTCTTATGCGTAGCCATTATAGTGTAGGGTTTTTGGGTCTGCCTAAAGCTACCCATTGTTCTACCGTACCACCGTTGAATAATGTAATCTCACCAGATAACCACTTGGATCTCTCTTCGTGCCACTGTTGATGTTCTGCATCTACTTGACGTCCTAGTTCTGAATCGTGTGCATTGCCTCTGAATACACTCTCGATAAATTGATTGAATAATCTGCTCATTATATGTCGTTTAATAATTCGTTAAGTTCTGCTACTCCATGAAACACATTAAAGATAACACCTACACTCTCATCAGTAGAATATAAGTAATACACTACATTGTAAGCCTCACCTAGTTTCAATTCTGATATGAATGATTCTCTAGTTAAAGATTGAATTATAGCCTCTTTAATGTGAGGATATTCCAACTCATCTAATTTAGTCTTGTACTCTGGTTTAATTCTTTCTAGTAAGTTCATTCGTTCTGTTATTTACATCTAAGCTTATTCGCTTTCGATAGAACAAATATAGTAAATTTATTTTACATATAGCAACATATTAAAGTTTATTATAAAATTATTTTTATATATGCAATCAAAAAAACTATCTTTGGAATACTGAAAAGCATAAAGGTAGCACTGCAATGAAGGAAAGTAGTACATTATACTCATTCAATCCATTCATTGCCATATCTGAAACGGATGCTGTAACTAATACTCCTGAAACAGATCTCTTTGCACTCCATTTCTTTTGCCTCTGACCTTCTTTAAAAACATCTGACAATTTACCAACACTAATAAAGGCTTGTTTTAAACCTACCACTTATTTTTGTCTTTAATAAATAAATTAATAAACGTGTCTATCTTGCCGAATACTGCATTATCTTCTTCGGTTGGTGTAAGATTAACTACTACCTTAATAAACGCTAATAAGGCTACTAAAAGAGCCATCCAGTTGCTTGCTATAAATTCCATAGTGTTTGTTTTAATACATCCAAATTACTTCTTGTGGTAATTCTCGATCTGTATCTGCGTGAATAAATGTTTTTGCTATTCCTATCCTTGTAAATCCTACTGCTAATAAAGCATCTAAGATTAGTAATCTATTGTGTGATGTGCTACAAGCTATATCAACTGCCGTGCCTCTTAAATGTGCCGAGTTCTTTTTGCCACCTTCTTCCTCATTGTTAGCCTCACATCTCCAGCTTGAATTAAGACTAAACGGAGTGTTGGCTATTCCCCGGGCTAACTCTAAATCAATTAACAGATCTTTATCCATCTTATCAAAACAGTTACCACAACAACAATGAAATTCAGATTCTTTAAAGTGCTTCATTCTTTCTCTCTGAGTTTTTTAATATTGTAAATTAAGGCTGACATTAAGACAAGGATTGTTAATATAGATTCTATCTCTATGAAGCCTATTGTCAAAGCTCCTACGTTTATCGTGTTAAAAATCACAAAGTCTAATTTTTCTTGCATCGGAGTTTTTTAAGATAGATTTTTAATTTCTCTTTATTCTCATCCTTGTTGTTCTTACTTCCTTTTGGCCTGCCCATTATCTTCTACCGTTACTGATCGTTAGTCCGTTTTCATAATAAGCTGAAAATATAGGATTCATCTGTGATGTAGATGTTGTTGTATTGTATTTTGGAAAGGTAGCACTATTTGCCTGTAAGTAATCAATTAATCGTTCCGAATAAAACTGAGCGTTATCTCTCTCAATATTAATTAAAGAATCTACTTCTGACTTTGAAATAGGTGAGGCGTTATCTCCTGATACTTGAGCAATAGAACTGTTTAAAAGCTTGTTTGAAAGGTATGGATACAGCTCCACTAAAGTCCATCGCATAGTAACCATTCTAATATAGTCATCCATTAGTGTTGGATAGCTAGAATTAGCACTTGTTAAGTCATCTATGTTATCTTGCAGATCCTTAAACAAATTAGTTCCTAGAATAGGTTGTATGTATTTATCTTGTGCAGTAATTATTGCCGAAATAAAATACTTTTCATCTACATTTCCACCTACTTGAGAGTAGGCTTTTATGTAGTCTGAATCAATGAATGATACTTGTGCTTTCATCTTGATTGTCTTTAATTAATTCCATCGCCTCCTTATTAGTCATAAGGCAATTGTTTGGATAATTCATATTAGAACCTAATCCTAATAGAGCCGATACGCTTCCGTCTAACCAAGAGCAATCTAACTCCAAAACAAAGTATTTCTTCGCTCCGATTTTAAACTCTATAACGTTGCCAAACTTAATTCTATTATCAGCACCTAACTGCTCAAACGTAGTGTCTAAGGTTTCAATTAAAGCACCCTCTTCATCGTAAACCTTACGAGAATACTTACCTTCTAATTCAGTTGGGATTAGTCCTTTGTATGTTGCCCTGTTAAGGCATATAAATATATTTCCTTGCATAATTAAGAGTGTGTAGCTGAGCTTACGTTAAAATTATTATCAATTTCTGTTGCTGTTAGTACGTCTGAGTAAATTAATAACTCGTCTATAATGCAATCCAACTCAAACGCTGTCAAATTAGATATTAAGAATGAAGTCCAAGTACTAAGATTAACACCTGTGAATGTATAGAAATGCCAATCACCATCATATACAGGAGATGTATTTGCAGTCGAACCATCTTTATAAGCTGTAATAGTTCCTGCGTTTCCATCAGTCCAAACTCCACTGTCTGTTTGCCCTATAAATTCCGAACTAGTTTGTCCGTTAAGTACGCTAAACTTAGTTGTAGAAGTCTTTAACCAAAACTGAATAGTTCCGGTTGTAATAGCCGTTAATGTAGCATCACTAGCAATAGAACCATACCCACTCCCATCTAAATTAAATCCACCCTCTCTTAATCTTAGAGCGTTTCCTAATATATCATAACCTACGTTGTTAGGAGCTTCAATTAATGTTTTACCAGAAGTATTACTCCAATCCATCATACCCAACTGAGGTATGGTAGGTTGTTTGTCATCGTATGTAGCACCTGTAATAGTTCCGTTATTACCACCGCCTGAGCTATCGTAAGCAATCGAACCGCTACCCTCAGATAAAGCCCAGTAACCTACTAGATTAGCTAAAGCAACCGAACCGCCTTTATTAAATACAAGGTCGTTTGGATTGTTATAATCAATTAAAGCGTCTGGCAAACTTAATTCAGCATCGTAAATTTGTACATCGGCTAAACTTAAAGCACCATAATCTGAACCAATTTTAGCAAACTCTAAATCGTTTACAAGTATATTAGTATCAGTTGTAATTACTACACGTTTAGGTGTCGTTCCTATTGAAGTAGTCGCTACACCATCTACATATATATTTGAATTACTCCAAGTACCAACCAAAGTAATAACACCACTAGAAGCTGTTATATTGTGAGTAGATGTCAAATTAAATATCTGCTCAGAAGTAGTATCTAAATTAACCCAAAAGCAAATAGATTTTAGATTTATGTTTGGATTACTTAAATCGACTAAATCATTAACCCCATCAAAACCAAGAGCCTTACCTGTAAACAACTTAGCGTTGTTCGTGTTGGTAGATTTGTCAGGAGCGAATTGGGATACTTCTTTTATGGAGATGTTACTAATTGTAGCATTAACCCCATTCGAGGTTCTTTCAATATATAGTGTTGTAGATATTGCTGTACCTACGACTGTATGAGTTCCGTTTGATGTTGGTATTACAGCGATACCTAGTGATGAAACTAGTTTTAGTACATTTATGTCTGCCGATGCAGAATCAATTGTATATGTAATTGAATACGTTGTATCAATATCTAAAACATTGCTCTGCCGAATATACACGTTAGAATCTACGGAGGTTAATGTAACAGAATTGTTAGCATTAAACACTACCGAATTTGGTGGCGTTAAAGCGGGATTCCACCAATCGTCAGAGCCAAGACTAAAATCCCCATTCTCCACCAACTCAGCCCCCAAGACATCAGCCTTAGTAAAGCCAAGCCATAGTTGTAGGTTCTGAGTGATTATAGATGCAGCTGTAGAGGCTCTTCGAGCTAATGCACCAATTGTATTTTGTATAACATTTATCATCTAAAATATAGCTACTATATCCGATGCAGTTGTAAGGGCTGCTTTTACTCTTGTTACCTGTATAGGCATAAACGTTCCATCTGCAATATTTTTAAGAACTAATGTAGAGCCTCCTAACGTGATAACTTCTACATCGCCTCCTGTACCTACAAATAATGCAGCTGGTGATGTTGGGCTTGCGCCTACTATATCTACTGTGTCGCTAGGAGTTACTGCTACTCCTGTTGTTCCTTGACGTACTATTAAACTTGTTGGCATCTTCTTTTTTTTTAGTTTACTTTTCCTCTGTTTGGCATGTCGATAGTGCGTGTATTTGCCTTTCTCCATCCACTCGCATTTCTTAATCCTTGTCCTGTTGGTTCTTGGTCTGTAACATCTTGGTCGTTTTTTAAACCTTCATTAGGTAAGAACTTTCCTTTGTTTCGTTTTCTAAACCAAACTTGTCTAATGAATTTATGATGGCAGTAGCAACCGCCTTTATACAACCATATGGAATATTTTGACTTGCCACGCTCTGCAAATTCTTTATTAATTCCATCCTTTGACATCTCATTTATATCCTCGAACCGATAAGACACTCCACGCTTAGCATTAGCCACCATATTTTTACAAAATAGTCTGCTATTTCCTGCTATGTTTTCTGAATATCTGTAGCGTATTTTATAAAGACCTTTATCAATCTTAGACTTAGCGTCTGGATCGGCAAATCTTTTGAAGAAGTTGAACGGCTTGTTGTGAATTTCTGATTCTGCTACTGCATCATCCACATCCATCTCATCTATTAATTCCCATTCATCTGTATCTACCTTAGAACCTTTGTCTGCTAAGTATTCGATCCAAGTATTTTCATCCTCATCGGACATATTAACTTCAATAGAAGCTTCAATTTCTTCTACATCTCTCTTTACATTATCTTCACTCTGGAAGGGATTAGTTGAAGCAAAATCTAAATTAATAGGATGTCCTGCTTCTAACATTATCAATTCCATAGCTTCTGTAAGAATATCCCTGTAATTTTTAATCACAATATCTTCAAACAGAATAGATGCAGTCTTTAATTCATCTGCGTTATTTCCTAAGCCACCACCATCTACATTAACACCAAATAATCTAGGTGAAACTACTCTATGCGAAATCATTACTTTGCTTGTAATTTCTTTGCTTAGAAACTCGTATTGTTTGTCTGCATCTGATAAGGGAAATGGTGTAATTTCAGGTGCGTTGGCTCTATCATTTGCAAAAGATAAAATAAACTTTCCTGCATTTTTAGATCCGCTTAATTCTGCTTCTATTTGCTTCTTTACTGCTTGGCGTTTTTCCTCAGATGGAATACCATTTGCAAAACTTAAAAGAAATGAAGGTGCTAAACCATTTTTGATATTAGCCAAGTGAAATTCCGAAACGTTTTTGTCTAATTCAATATAATTAATACCACCTTGATAGTCAGGTTTTGGATAATAATACTGCCCTACAGAATACATGCTAAAACTAGCAATCTGATTTGGGTAGTCGTTTTTTTCGTTTGGATCGAATGCTTTTATTTTGGCAGAACCTACCTTTTTATAATCACTCCAGTTTTTAGAATACAAAAAGAACTCGCTAGGGTTTCCATCCATCTCAGGTTCTACTCTCATGCACTCAAATGGCATGTGATTGACTTCTGAAATAGTGCTTCTATCTACTGAATATGAAATAGATAAGTAAAAACCTCCATGTACTTTTAAATCTAAGATACATTTCTGAATAGTGTTTTTACCGATCCCTTGTTCAAACAATAATTTAAACTTTGCCCAACTTTCTGACTTAGTCTGAGGCGAGGAAACTCCTTCACCATAAATCCAAGTTGAAATACTATTACAAAGTGCGTTATGAACCGCCGATTTTTGATATAAATTAATAAGAAAGTCAGGGTAGTTATTATCCACACCATAAGCCACGAAGTCAGTACCTTGTTTTATCGTTTCGGTATCGTCTATGTACTCGTGACTTTGTCCTAATGTTATTAAATCATTCATGGTCTGTAAACTTTAGTCGTTGGTATTACTTGCTCATCTTCGTTGAAATATGGCTCTGTAAAGGTGTCATTATTATACATAATAAACAAGCCTTTATCTGTAGTAAACCAATCTCCTGCATCTCCAACTGATATTGCTGCAACTAATTCTATAATTTCATAGGTATAAGTACCCTTTTCAGGAAACATTCCTTCTGTGAAATCAAAATAATAAGTAGTACTTCTTTCTGTTTGCTCTAATTCAAATAAACTAGCTGTATATACCTCACGTGTTACTTGACTTGTAATGCTTAGCATACACTTTGTATCCTCTCCACTTAAGTAAGGTATAAAGTGACCACCATCTGGTAGATATTGCTTTACAGACGTTGTATTTGAGTATAGGCTTTTCTTGTTATTTATCGCAATAAACTTTCTACCTACTGTTCTACTTATCTGAATCATTTTTATTCTTTTTTGCTTTAATAAAGAACGAAGGATACAACTTTAATATATGATTATAGTCTGAATCTAACATATAATCAGTAATTATAATCTCGTGAGATGGACTGATATATAATACCGATCCAACTATGTTTTTCTTTACTTTTAATCTCATAATTTGTGTTAAAAAAAGAAAGGGATAGTATCACCTACCATCCCTCTCGTTCGTAAAAAAACAGAAATTCTTATGCTCCAGTAACTTGAGCGGAACTTACAGTCACTTGGTCTGTAAAGTTTGCTTCTGTTCCACAATTAGTTGCTGGTAATAATTCAGTTGCTGCGAATGTCATAGTGTAAGCTAAGTTATCTGAAAGAGCCTTATCTCCATTGTGAATAAACGATCCACCTGTACAAATTGCTCCTTTATCAAATCCCACAAAATAAACTGTTCCTGTGTTATCTAATACAGCCATTTGCCACGTTCCGTTTATTAAGTTTTGGAATACCACGTCTGCTTCACCAAAAGCACCTTTGAAAACTAATTCTAAGTCTTGTTGGTAACCTACACCACCACCCTCGTTTACAACGATAGTTTGTGTTAATGCAGAAAGATACGGATCACAATCAAACTGAAAGAAATCTGCTGCATCTAATGCAGGAGCTAATCCAGTCGATGTTAATACACCATCTGTTAACGTTAATGCAGTAACTCTATTCGTATCAAATCTACTTATTACGTAAACTTTGTCTATACCTCCAGGCTGAACTTTACAGTATCGAGCCTTTCCGGTTGCTATTGTACAAGCCATGTGTTAGTATTTAAAGATTAAGCTGGTAAGATTGCAGCCGTAGTTCCTAGAACAATGTCCGAAGCAATACCAATTTGAACACCTGTAGCGAATTTCATTGAAATACCTACATTGTCAGATCCGTCATACTCATAGAATGGAATTAATTTTACTTCATTCGTATCAGCTCCTAAATTAGTTCCGAAGAACAAGTTAGATTTTTGACAAAGAACAATAGCATCGTCTGGCATACCCGGACAAACATTAATTACAACTCCTAGGTATTGTAATGCAGCAAAACCTTGGTTAGTACTTTGAAGATTTACACCTTGATTAGTTCCTACAGAGCCTAAAGCTTGCATATAGAACCCTGCAGTCTTTTGGTTAACTAGAATCTGAGTGTCTGGTTTACCTAATACGTTTGGACATGATGCATTTGCTTTAGCATATACCAATCCTAGTCCAGCGATAACATTAGCTGCTGAAATAGCCGTAATAGCTTGACCGTTTACACCGCCTGCAATATTCATTTGCCCTGCTGCTAAACCTGCTCTATTGAAAGTAGCACTATTAGATAAGAATCCTGCGAATGTTGGAGTAGCTCCACCAACCCATATTCTATCTTCCATTTCTGCTGCTGCTTTATTAGCAACTGTGCTTAAAAGGAATGTAGCAAAGTCAGAAGGGATTGAACCGTTTCTACCGCTGAAGCTTGCACCTATCCAAGTTGGATATAATGTACCTCTACAAACAGTTTCGTTTACTTTCATATCCACTACAGATAATACTTGCTCTCCTACTGTTAAATCTGTAGTTGCATCCCAGTCACACCCTGCTGCTTGAATTACTGTTCCAGCCGTTAAGGTATTAACCACTGCACTTTTAGTAACGCCGTCTAACTCAGTTACGTATCCATTAGCAACTGTTGCAGCTAATTTTACTGACGGTGCTAAAAATGGCATTGCAAGGAATCCTGCGTAAGTATTTGCACCAATAGAAATATCGGTTGCAAGTTCGTACTTAATTGATTTTTTATTCATCTTAGTTTTCGTTTTGAAGTTCAAGCATCATATCTAAAGCTTTGTTGCCTGTATTATATGATTCTTTTGTTTGTGTATGCTTAACTGGTTTTTCTGCTGATAATTTAGAAATCTTACTTAGCTCTTTTTTCAAAGAATCGTTTTCTTTTATAGCACTTGAAATCATTTCAGATAACTCTGTATGTAGGGTACCTAAAGCTTCAATTAAGTTTTCTTTAGTAGCGTAAGCCGATAAATCAACCTTAGCTAATTCCTCTTCTACAACTTCAACTTCTTCTTGATTGACTGCCATAACTTCGCCGTCAACAATTTCTAAGTTTAAGCCACTATCTGTTTTATAGTTGCCAGTTGGTAATGGCATCTTTTCGCCATCTTCTGAGATTACGAATGCCATCGCACCTTCTTTCCACTCATCTGAGTCTGTTGCTATCTTAGTACCATCTTCTAAAACTGCTTCTGCAAGCATTTCTTTTTCTGATTCCATTCCAAGCAACGTGCGAATAGTGTTAAGCACTTTCTTTTGATTTGCCATTTTTTGTGTGTTTGTTCATTAATACAAAGATGTAATCAACGAAAAGTTAGTATTTATCCTTTTTTAATAATTTCTCTAATCTTACTTAATGTAGTTTCATCTTCTGATAATTCCATCTTATCCGTAAAATATCCTTCAATAGAAAAGCCTTTTACCTTTCCTGTTTTTATGTAATTATCCCATATTGATTTGTCATTTACTTTTACGCTTACAAACCAAGTTCCTTCTGGAAGTTTATCAAATCCATACTTGTGTGATTTGTCTATTGGATTATCTTTAATCCAGCTCTCTACTACAGTTAAGTTTTTAAGATCTGCTTTGTGATGGATTGTATGGTTGTTTTGAAAGCCATTCATCATAAATAATTCAGATGCTTTCTTAATAGTTTCTTTTGAAAAGAACACATAAAAGTCATCGCCAGTTTCTTTATCCACTCTTAAAATTTGTCTGTTTGGAATAAGAACCGCTCCTGTTAATATTTGCTTATCCTTATCTTGTGTAGCAAATTGAACGTCTATTTTCTTTTCTTTTGCTAGTGCGATAAAATCACTATCAATAGCTCCTTCTTCTACTAAAGATATGGCAAATACACCGTCTTTGTTTTCTTCTTCGTCTATAATCAATTCTACAATCTTAGTCATAATTTGGTTTTTAAAGTGTTGCTCTGTTTTGAATTTGGTTGGATATTTCTGTTTGGTCTTCTATGTCTTGTTGAACTACAAATGCTTGTAAGGGCTGCTCAGTAAATATAGAAGTTGAAGCTGATAAATCAAACATAGAAGATGTATCTATTTGAGGTGTGACTGCTGGCGTGCTTCCCCCTCCCCCTCCGCCACCTGTTGAAGGTGGTGGTGGTGTTGTAGTTGTACTACCACTCGTTAATAGTTTCTTTGCGGATCTTACGTTACCAAATATTCTAAGTAAACCTAAAGCCCATTGTATCATCCCAGCACTACCAAAAGAAACGGCATTTAATGGATTCGCTTCTGATACTGCCATCAAACTAGATATGGATTCGGCTGTGTCAATTCCTATCTTAGCTAAAGCAAATCTCTTTTGGTCTTTCTCAGACTTGCCAAACATATCTGCTGCCATAGATAAGCCTTGTTTAAGACCGTCTAGCTTTTGCTGCTTCAGTAATTTTTCTGCGTCTGCTACTTTTTTGTCTGCTGCTATTTTTTTATCTGCTGCTAGTGTTGTTGCTGCTACATCTATTGCTATGTATTTATCTGTTAAGGTTTGTGAATCTACCTTGAATTGTTCTTCTAATGCTAATGTGCTAACACCAGCTATCCTAGCCATTTCTAGTTTACGGTCGTAGTCTTGTTGGAGTGTTTCAAACTCAGCTTCTTTCTCGCTTAACTCAGCTAATTTTAATTCATCTAGTATTTCCTTCTGCTCTAATTTCAAACTAACCTCGTTGGTCATCTGCTCAGATCTGAATCCATTAATCCGTTCCTCTAAATCTGCTAATTCTGCTAACTGATCTGTAACGGCTGCTGCTAATTCTACACTTTCAGTATTTGCTGCTGCTTCTTTTTGTGCTAATTCTAGTTTTTTATTTAGGATCCGTTGCTCATCTGCTAATTGCTTTTCTAGGCTAACTAACAATGCATCATTTGCTGCTATTCTTACATCTAAAGTTTTGGTAACATCATCTCTAATTTGTCTTTGTGATTCCTGTTCTTTTAGATATGTGAAATTTAACAAGCGTTGGTCAGCTTCTAAACCAATAACCTCGTTTCTTAATGCAGTAATTTTAGTTGCAGTCTTAACAGCTTCTGTACCTACTTCAATTAATGCTTTAGCTCCATCAATTAATACATCTGCTATTTTAGATTGTTGTACTTCATCTAGTCCTGTAGATAATTGTATGATTGCTGTTCCTGCATCCGATGCACCCTCTTTTACTTTATCCCAGTCAAGCGTAAACACACCTTCTAAGATTGTAGCAAACGCACCTAAATAGTCTTGTAGTCCTAATAATCTATTCCAAAGATTTGTTTTAATTAACTCCCATAAATCTGAAATAGCTTGTTTTGGATTTGAGAATGTAGTCATTAAGCTTTCGCCTAAATCTAACACCACCGAAAACAGCGTATTAAATATAGAACTCAAAGCCTCAGTTGCAATGGTAACTGTGTCCATCACACGCTGGTTCTTCATCATTATATCTTTCAGGAATTTAAAGGCTTCGGTGATTAGAAAGAACCCTCCGGCTTTCATAGCAAGTCCGATTCCTTTAAACCCCTTTGCGATTCCTTTCAGTCCTTTCTCAGCAACTTTACCAGCTGCTTTCATTCCTTTAAGGTTTTCACTTATTTCTTTTGTTCCTTCTTTGACCTCCTCAATTTCCTCGATAGCTTTATCCATCTTGGCTTTAATCTCGAACTCAAATATTAGTTTATCAGCCATAGCTTATCGGTTTTTCCAAGCACTTTTATTGGATTCATATCTTCGTTTTAAGCGATTGTAAAACGTGCTTATGTTTGTTGGTTCGTAAATGTGTTTAAAGTTAGGTAGGCAATCAATTACGGGTACTATCGTGCTGATACATTCCCGTAAATGCTCATCTAATGTGTCAAGTTTGAAGATATAATCTACCTTGATTCCTTTTGCTTCTACTTCTGTTATACTATATCCCATTTGTTCTTTAGATAAGAGATTACTTTTTGCACTTCTGAATCTGTGATGGCTACATTATAGCAAATTAACTCATGTATTTTACCGTCAAATTCAAAGCTATCTGTTGTTCCTGTATTCGTGGCTGCACCAACTGAAAAGTATGTTACATTCGTGTTATCCGCTCCTGTAGTTCCTGTTCCTGTAAGTCCGTTTCCATCCCATATTTTAGTGTCCGTTCCTGTTCTTGTTCCTACTGCGATACTCAAATTAGTTACTGTTGCTGTTGGTATGTTACAGGCGTTTACAGAAGTATCATTTAGCTGACTTGAATAACTAATACTATCCGATCCACTAGCCCCAGTTCCTCTGCTTGCATTTACTCTAAGCCCTACGTTTGGACTAGCGTCTGAATTAATACATCCCATTATTACTTGCCCATAATCTTCGGCTGTAGTAATATCTGATTTGTATACTGCAATAAAAGTATTATTTCCATTTGCTAAGGCTAACAAGTCTGCATCTGTAGTATTCATATTTGTATCTGCAAAGTCTAAATATGGTCTGTGCCAATCGTCAAATTTATACTCAGGTTTGAAAGCTGCATCCGATTGCGTTACACGATTTTCGCCACCTGATAAGTCGTTCCATTGTGATACATCTACACCTGTTACACTTGCAAAGTTAGAAGCATCGAGCCATAGTTTACACCCTGTTATAACAGTGGGATCTAATATTGCAGGACTTACTAAATTATTTAAAAGAGTTGTTTCGTATTTTATGTTGAATGTCCAGTTAGCATCTATGCTATTAGTTGCTAATTTAATACACACAAAACCTCCACCATTACTATTGTAATAAGGTGGTTTACTTAATGGCAGAACCTCTATTGTAGTCGTTCCAAATACTGTATCTACTACAGATGAATCTACATTGTTATAAATAACTACAGGACTTGTATAATTTGAAAGCATCACCGTCTGAGTAATAATAGCTTTCTCTTTATACGATTGATTCGATGGACTTTGATTTATTCCTACTGCTTCAATAGTTAATTTGATGTTTGACTTTCCTGCAAATCTAATTCCGTTTTGATTAGCTGCTGAATTATAGTCATCTGAATAGCTGAATTTTCCATACTGCCCTATTAGAATATCTCCATCACTTACGGCGTTCAATACAAAGTTTCCTTTCTGAGCCACTCCCTTTATAGATGTTCCGTTGCTTATTACATCATCTCCTGTAATTAATATCCTTCCATAATCTCCAGATAACCGACCGCCTATTATTGATGTGTTATAATTTAACGATTCGCCAAATACTACATCTGAAAATTGATAAGTGTCTATGTTGTTATTCGATCCATATATAAACGAGTTTCTAACTGTTCTACCTATTTCGTTTGTGTTACCTTCTATTTTATTGTTGAAGGAATTTCCTTTTATTGTGTTACCGTTACCAGTAATACTATTGTAATCACCTCCTGTAGTGTTATTCGTTCCGTTAATTGTGTTGGTTGTGTTTGTTAATATGTTACCAGCTGCGTTTCTATCATTTTCCTCACCCGGTAATGGCGTTCCTGCAGGAAGGTAACAACCATAAAGCGAATTAGAATTAGGTAGCCATTGGAAGCCTTTTGCTAAACAACAAGTTTCACTTATCCCTGTAGTAGGTGTTGAACTTAATGAAGTTGTAAATAAAACAAGTCCTGTATTAGGAGCTAAACTATGATAAATCCAATCGCAATCAACTTGGTTTTCCCCTGTTATAATACCACCAGTCTGATTAATTAGCGATGTAGGTATATAATTACTTTTATTCACTAACAACAGTTCTACTCTTGCATTTCCAGAACTACTAACAGGATAACCTTTGATTGAATTAACTCTGTAATTGTGTCCCATTAATTGAATCGTGTCTGCAAAACTAAAATCTGCAATGTCTTTTGGTGTCAATCTAATATATGCCGATAACATTCTACTGTTTACGTTAAAGTTATCTAGTACATAATCACTCCAAAACTTTCTTGCCATACCAAACGAAGGTAATACGTCCCAGTCTTGAGGTGCTGACGATAATGTTTCAGCCCAGTTTAATGTCCAAACATCCGATCCATCTGTGAAATCCTTTTCTGAATAAGCACTAAAGAATGGGTAGTTTGAGTATTGATTATCTACTCCTGAAAACTCATTTCCAGTTGATAGGTTGTAAACAAACCCCCCTATTAATGGTTTAGTTCCGTGAAAGAAAGATAGTCTTACACCCCCTGTATTTTCTTTTGCTCCGTCTGCATTTGTGTTCCATATTGCACACGAATAAACGCCTAAATTGTTTGTTGAATTGTTTAAAGGATAGTTTATAGTAGGTACAAATATGCTTGTAAATTCTGTGTCTTTGTCTGCAAATTTATTCTTAACTCCAGGTTCTATGTATTCGCCGTAAGTCTGCTCATCTTCGTTAAATGGGTTTCTTTTTATAGACTGATAAACATAATCATTACTTTGAGCGTCTTTGAATTTTACTTGCTTACCACTATATTTAGTAGGTGGTATAATTTGCACATCTTTTGTATAATCCACCTTATCACTCCAATCTATTGCAACTCCTGTATCTACATAATCGTTATATGGCTCAACTAATAGTTCTGTAGGATTGTTTTTATTTGGAATCATTACTAAGTTGAACTTTGTCATTATAGACTTCCACCACTTTTCAATAGACAATTCGCCAAATAGATTATTTATGTAAACTATGTTTGTTATATCTGAATTAATTTCCGTTGGCTGAATCTTTAAATCCATATCGGTTAATACCCAGTCCACTCCTGCATTATATATCGAACCCCAAAGTGTTATATTAAAATAATCACTTAAATCCGAAACTATTATTGTTATTGTTTGGCTAAAACTTGAGGCTGCACCTGTTGCACTAATTTCTAAATCAGAAAAATCTAAATAATCAGGCGTGCCACCTCCTAAACTAAAGCTTGTTCCATAAATGAAAGACGGCACTACACTTGGCGTTATCGTTCCTGATATTGTTATTTGATAAGTTCCTGTTGCTTGTGGTGTCCACGTGCCTCCACTCCATTGGTTAGATTCGTCTGAAATTTCTGTAGGGAAAGTAACAACTCTTTGAGGTAGAGGGTCACTATTACTAATACTCTGCGATGAATTATTTACAACTTGCGTATTAAATGCATCAAGAACAATTTCAGTAGTAACTACATTCGTTTTGTTATAATTTAAGTCCATGTATATTTTTTGGAACTCTGCTGAATCAAACAACTCTGATGTATATGTATATCCTGTAATTGCAAACACTTTATCAATAAGAGCCTTCAATTTTACTTGAGGTCGTAAATGCTTAGCGTTAAAACTAAATGTATTCCAATCGTCTGAATTAGTTACCGATGACTGAAAATAACTCATGTATGCACTTGAAGCAACTCCCATTCCATAATCCCATAAACTCCAAACGATATTACCACTGTCTATTGATTCGCTGTTATATGAATCATAAACATTAGATACTGTAAGCTCGTGATTCCATTCTGAATAATCTAGTTCTTTAAATTTAGCTCCTTTTATTAAGTCTAGGAATCCTACTTCTGGACTGAATAATATACACTCATACTCATACCTATTTTTATCTTTTAAGTAGATGTTAGTAAGCTGCATATTTCCTTTAAACACTTCAATCGTATCTTTTAGAACATAGCACTCAGCCATTCCAAATGGATTATATGAAAAGTTATCATCTGAATAGTAAGAGCCTACTTTATAATAGCTGCCAAAGAATTGGTCGTTTGATGGTGAAGATGGAAGCCTAAAATTATAGGAGTGAGATCCTTTAGGCTTTAATGTTTTTATGTCTTTGAAATTGAAATCTAAAGTAAATGGACTTCCTTTTAATATATCTAGTTCTGTTATTCCATTAAATGATTCAGTCCATCCAACCACCAATAAAGATGAAAGTATAAGCGTCGTTCCTGTAGGTTCTACGAAGAACGGTCTAAACACCATAACAGCCGTTGTTTGTGTAGCAATAAATGTAGATGAAACAGAAAGAGGGCTTGTGCTGTAGTCTAATACACCGGCATCTCCACTCACATAATCTAAACCGTTAGTTCGTATGCTAAATGCTACATACGATGTTCCAACTGAAGAATTTAAAGTAAACGAATAGTTATATGATTGCCCTACTATTAGATTAGGTATGGTTACTATTAATCTTTGAGTCCAAGTAGTTGAAGGCGTTCCTGTTGTTCCTTGAGTAAGTGTTGCTCCTGTAAGTGATGTTCCAGAAAGCGTAGTAGTTCCTTCAGTTGTATATTGTGATACATCTGTTATGAACGTTCCTATAGATGGAACTACCTCTTTTCCTTTTACAAATAATTGATATGCCATTATAGTAGAATTGGATTATACGTTTCTATTGAATACTCAAAATCTAGTGCATATTCTGTTTGCTCATGCTTATGTGATACAACCACTTCATCAATACTGTTATTCATTAGAATAATTGCTAAGGCTGTGCCGTCTTCATTGATATAATGAATCTGTGAGCTAATAAATAGATCTCTTACTTGTTCAATCTTGTAATCTGGTAGGTAGCCTGTATGTATTTTAAACGATTGCTTTACGTTTGATGCTACATTCTTACGTGATTCATGTGCTACTCCCGGTACAAATGGTTTTTCGTTATATCCAGTTGCAGTATTGGCATAAGATTGCCCATAATTATAGATTGAAGTCTTTATTTCTTTTCGTTTATTACTGATTTTATCCTCTCGCTTTTTATCGAATGTGATATACTCCCAAACTCCAAACTTATTTATGTAGGCTAGTCTTTGCGTGTCAAATTTGTCACACCTTGTAACCATATTAAATCGATACAATTTACTGTAATGTGTACCTCCGCTTGCAGATGAGGCGGACACATAATAATATGCTAATCCCACTTGGTCTGCAGGTCTATCCGTAGCCATCTTATTTAAGTTAGCAGGATAACACCCAACAGTTATTATCATACCACCACCATCCACTCCGCTAGCATCGTATTCGCCTCCATAAATTTCACTCTGAGTTAACACCCTTCTGCTTATTTCAACACCTGCTGCAGTATAGTAATTTATTACCACATATTGTGTTTCGGCTGTAGTATTTACAGATGCCGTTCTATTCAGAAACGATAGTGTGCCGAAATCTTCCATTGAAACATCTATTGCACTTCTAATACTATCAGTTAAGTTGTAATTTCCACTAAGAAACGACTTCGTTGTAGTGGTTAGTTTATAATCTGAAAAGTCTGTATTGATTAGATCGGTGCTTTTAGTGTAGCCTGAAATCATATACATATCATCTGTTACTGCTGAGCCTTGTTTGCTTGGTGCTGCCGAGCTTGATGCAGCATAGAAATCCCATAGCTTTAATTCTATCTTTTTTGCTCCTGTACCGCCAGTTGAGAATATCTGTTCTACATAACCACTGCTATATTTTTGATGTGGCATAGAATGAATATTCTGCTGAAAGTAATTAGTCGTTCCTGTAGTTTCTATACTTGCAGGAACTGTTAAAACTTGCTGCACCGAAATAGGGTAAACAATACTTTGTAATATTGAACTAATATCTATTAATCCATATCCTAAATTGTTTGGTCTGAAAGTGTAGGCATAAGTTTTAGAATCGTAAATAACCTCCAAATAGAATCTAAATTTAGGTTCTGCTACGTTTGTACTCGTGCAAGTAATTACTCGCTTAGAGCCACTTAAAACATAGTCGCTGCTGTTGAAATTGTAGTTTTGTATTGCCATCTACTTAATATCTAATCCTGTTGTTAAATCTTTTAGTAATCCCTCTTTTAAAGCTATTACAAACCGTTTCTTTGTTTCCTCAATAGCGTCAGCCATAAAACTCCTCGCTCCTAATCCTTTCTCAGAAATACTCCTACCGATTAAATAAGATGCAGATTTTATGTTTGCCTCTGACTTCTTTTGAAACTTGCCATCCTTATCTCTTAGCCTTATTTTTGGACTGCGTACCCATTTTTCTACCACTCCTTTAGCTAGGTTATGTTTAGTGAACTTAGCTTTTGTCATTCCTGTTTTGTATTTCTTTACTGATGGATATGTGCTCTCACGCCCTTGCACTCCTTTTTCCATGAAGTACCCATAATCTTCTTTCGATCCGAACTTTAAGTTAATCTTATTATTTCCTAAAGTCAGTTTATAATATAGGCTCTTTTGTAACGCTCCTGTGTTATCTGTGATACGATATTTGCCATCTACCTTACGTTTGATTTTAAGGTTTCTCTTGGCTCGTTTTAAAACTTCCTGACCGTATAAGTCTAAAGCTTTAGCTGTGTTGGTTAAATCTACCTGTGTTTTAGCCATCTGTATAATTCTGTTTGGTTAGGTAAATCTACATCGTTTAATACTAATTCTTTAAATATGAAGTTGTTCGAGTTTGTAAGTTGTCCCCCCGTTCCTAAATAGTAGGCTGTGTTATCATCTAAATTAGCATCTATATATCCTGAAGATTCTATTCCTTCTAAATGTACATAAGTTTTATTTGTTCCACTTTCGCCACTTGCTTGTATTACTATTACTAAGGATTCCTCTCTTAAATAGTCAGTACTCTCATCTGCTACATTACCAATTAATGTAAATGAATTATCACTAACCTTGTTTATAACTAGCATATTTCTATGCGTTACTTCTGTGACTGTAGAACCACCTACTAATATTCTAAATCCTTTTGTTGGAGTGGTTAAAGAATCATCCATCCAAAATAATTCAGTGTAATTAGTCTTACTATCTTTAATATGTGAAACTTTTAAACCAAAAGTAGATGTATAAAATGATGATGAAGCACTCTTCCATATCATATACATGTTAGAAAAGGCGTCTGTATCTAATCCATTCAAATTAATACCTTGCTTATTGAAATCATACAGTAAGGTATTTTCACCTTGCCTAGTTAAAGAACCAACCGTATCAAATGAATCTGTATTTATAAATGGTGCTAATCCTGTTATTGTTGTGTTACCTAAATAACCTCCTACAGTTACATTAGACTGTACATCTTCTGTAGCTGAATACCATTGTAAGTTTTCTAAATTAGTAACAGGTGCTGTGAAAGCTAAGCCGTCAAATATTTCAGTAGGCTCGTATGGTATGTTACATTGTGTAGATTCGTTTACTCCTGTAACTGTAATTGAAGTACTCCAACCGAATACTCTATTGTTGAAGCTTTCATCTATTGGTGCGCATGATATGCTTTCCGATCCTTGCAATAGTAAAGTAGGATTCAGTATGTATTTACCTTTAAAGAACTCACTTCGTAAATCTTGCATTATTAGCAATGTATTGGCTAAGCTATCCTCTCGCCACTTATCGCCCTGGTCATCATTTATACCTGTTAGAATATAAGCATCTACATCGTAGGCTATTGTGTTATCCTCAATTGTAGTTCCTGTAATGTTTATATGAAACACAGGGTACTCGTTTATTTTTTTCAATTCCAATTGATCTGTTTCACCAACTGAAAATGAATTGATTTGACTGTGCTTATTTGCGAAGTCTTTGAAGTATGATATGATGCCAGAATATGTAATCATTTTTTCTTGTTGTTTTCTTGTTGTTCTGCTTTCTGCATTTGTAACTTAACGAAACATAACTTAAAAGGTAGCTCAGTGATTCTATTAAATTTAAGTAAATCTCCACCACATAAAGAATCTATTATAGCGAACCACCCATAATTACTGCGTGCTGTTGCTTCGCCTCCAGACGACTTAAATAGTTGAGTGAACTCCTTAAAGATTCGCTCCCTAAATGATAAAAAAAAACCATCACTCCGTTTATATGGTCGATGCTTACTTGTTCAAATAGCTTAGCATTTTTAATATGTTCTTCGGTATATGGCTCTATATTATACTTAGCTCCCTTTTCTTCTGTTATTGGTCTGTATAGAATAGCCATAATGTTCTGAATACCATTAACGCCTTCTTTTACTTGCTCATCTAAATCCACAAACTCGCCCAAACTCATCTCATCTAGGTTAGGATGGAATCCAAACTCCACACCGCCCAAAGTTATCTTGCCTACTATTTCTTTGTTTAATGGAACTGCTATTAGTTTAGATAGCTTTCTGTATATCTGTTGAATATCCGATACCTTCAACTTTTTAACGATCCGTAACGGCACATCGCATAGTGTTGAAATAGAATGTATGATAATCTCATCTTCATTCTTTAAGTCTGCTGAGCTAAAGTCTTGATAAGCTGCTAAGGTTACATCGCTCCAGTTTGTAGGTATTACTATTTCTATTTCTTTCTTCATGCTATAAATACAAAGGTTAATTTACTGTAAAGTTATTAAATAATAGCGTAATCACCATAACCACCGAAACATTCAAACCACATTCTCATCATTAAGGCATCTGCATAATCTGGACTTCTACCTAGTTTTTGTTTCTGTATGTCTTTTCCTTCAATAGCTGTTTTCTGCTGGTCTTTATCTACCTTATCACGCTTCACTATTTCTAATTCTGCTATGATTACATCCTTTATTGATTTGTCTTTGATGTATATTTTGCCATCATTAACCAATTCAGCTAGTTTAAAGTAGCATTGTGTTTTTAAATTCTGATAGTTTTCACCTTTTAATGCTTTGCCTCCATTTGAAAAGCCTACACATCCACTAAATGAATCTACACATCCACCACCTACTCCATCTTGGTCAATTATTATCTTGCTGTTTGGTACTTTGAAATCTGATTGCAGCCCTTTTATTATTTCAACTAATTCAGGGATCGTATTTTTATCTATTGATACTATTTTCTCTGCTCTCAATCCGTTCCAATATATGATAACTGATTTATCTGCACCTAATCGTGCCACATCGCAACTAATATATCCTGTGCCTTCTTCTATGAATGTATTATTAAACAGATCCTGCAAGCTATCATAGTTGAATAGTAAAGCATCATCATCTGAATACTCCCAATTTCCATACAGTAGCCTTTCTCGGCTTATTTTATCTAGTTTCTCTAGTTGTTTGATGTAGTGTTTGGATATTGCTTTATTGTCTGTTACAAGAGATTTTATGAATTTAGTGTGAACTGGTAGATTGTTTATTAAAGATGGTTTATAATATTTAGAATAGAGCCAACCTTTGGAAGGGTTACATGTTAAAAGTGTTTTAGGTATTAGGTTATATTCATCTAGTTTATATCTTATTCTGGAGTTTAAAACGCTGACTGCTTTCTCGGTTACTTCTGATGCTTCGTCTATGAAACAATCTGTTATTTCTAAACCTCCTAAACTCGTGAA